CACGCCACTACCAATGCGCTCCTTAGCAACGCTTCCAATGGACACCCCGGCGGCGGTAATATTCACCAGGCTTCCATTGCTAATGTTCTCAGCAAAGCCCACGGCATACACGCCATATGCGCTTCCGTTGTCCGCAATCTCCTGAGCAGAGCGCCATGCTGAAAGTTGTGAAATGTTTGTGCTAGTGGCCAGGCCAATGGCAGTGGTGGCAAAAGTATTGCCTGATAATGGCGCCCGAAATGCATTAGGACGTGCCTTGAATTCAACGTAACCATCGCGAGGATCAAACGATGGCGTTTGCAGAAGTTGAGTGCCAATGCAAAATGCATAAGCTCTGTCAGAGAGATCGTCTGGCAATCCCTCTGTCGCTAAATTAACAATGTCGCTGCCAATAGCCATTCTTTTTACCGCAGGCCGTAGTTGAGGAACGCCCGCACTTCAGGCGCTGGGTTAATCACATTATAGGAATTAGTCGTGGAACAATCAGTTGCCTTCATCCATTCTGCATCTTTTTCGTCAAGGTTAATTGTAAGAAGAGAATCTTCCAAGCGCCTTGCAGCAAATACCACTATGCCTTGATCAATGGGGCGAGCGCGAGATGCCACTGCACTACTAAGTACCACGTCATAAAAGCCCCTGCCAAAATCAGAGGCCACAATGCCATCGCCTGCATAGTTGTTATACAGACTGCCGCCCCGTGAGGTGGAAAGTGTAAGCGTAAATACGCCCGGCACTGTCAGCACATAGAACGTTGTATTGTTGATAACAAAGCGGAAGCCAGGTTCAAGAGTGTGCTTCCTGTCAAGCGTGATCGTTCCGCCGCCGCTAATGCTGGCAATAGCGTAGTCTTCATTGGCAGTAGGAAAGTCAAACTTGCTGTCGTATTCAGTGGTAATTGCTTCTCTTACTAAGTCGTAAATTGGCGTGAGACTTACAACGTCTCCTTTGTTAGGAGCAATGTAGAAACGAACCAGTTCTTTTCCGCTGACTTTCTTCTTGCCTACAAAATTACCTTCTAGCGTGCCCATGTCAGTGGCCGTATAAAGGTCTTGAATGGCAAGAGGCAACGCTTCCGGCTCTTCAGTGAGCAAAAACGAAGGCTCGCTTGCGCCGTCAGGGCCAAGCAACAACGATTCAGCCAAGCCAAAATCACCGTCGCTATCTTCAGGCAGTGTGCCATTGAAATGACCAGCTTCATCTAGTGAAGAAAACTGTGCATCCCTCAGCACTGCTACTTCCGTGCCATAGTTCCCGAACAAGCTTAAAGTTTTGGGCAAACCTTGCAGCGTATTAAGAATTTTGTTGGGCGCAAAATCTTTGGCGCGAATGGCAAACAATGGGAAGAAATGAGAAGCTTCACTGCCGCCCAAGATGGGACCAATTTCCCTGCCATTTGAAATATCAGCCCCATAAACATCAGCCTTCTCAGACTCACCACCATCCACTTGTACGCTTAGTCCGTATTTCATTACGAACTGTGGCTCTACCAAGTAGCCAGAATTGCTAATTTCAATGGTAAAAGGCAGTACAGGCGTACCAAGGCTTGGTGCATTAAGGCTGTCAGGGATGAGCAGCTCATGCATTAGCACCCAACGACCACGAGGCACTTTCTTGACGCTTGCTGGCAACGTAGTCTGATCATCTACAACAAAGGCATAGAACCTGGCAGAACTGGCGCCATACCAGCCCCACTCCACCAAATACATGCAGTTCTTGGTGAAATCAATGGTGGCATTACTGGGACCATCGCCATCCATCGTGTCGTGATTAAATTCACTACGAGGAACAATAATTTCTTTCAGCAGGCCATCGCCAGATGAGCGCCTATGAACCAAGCGGAAATGATCGCCATCACCGCCAGCCAGTATTTGAAAGAAGAAGCCATCTTGACTATCGCCAATGCCCCATAGCTTTTCACAAGCCGGCAGCGCAGCCTGACTCATCTGCACACATACAGACATGCGCATCACGCGACCAGTCTGATAACGGAAGCGCTTGCGAGTGCTTAGACGAGCCCTCTGGAAACC